CAGATTCCCATTCAACCACCTCGGCTGGTTTAGCAGGAACATCAACTAAATCTTTTTGCAGCTCTTGGTTTTTCTCAAGCGCTTGGTCTAATCGGCGCACTTCTGCCTTGTCAGCGGTTTCAATAGCGTTATCACGATCAACCAGTAACTTGTTGCGCTCGTTTTCCAATTGAATGCGGTGCAACTTATTTAGGTTAGCAATGCGATTATCTGCCTCTTGCTGAATCTGCGATAGCTGCTTGCGTAGCTTGCTGGTTTCTTCAATACGAATGCCGCGCTCTTTGAATACTTCAGGCGACACCCATTCATCAGGGTCTTTGCCAGCAGCAACCCAAGCGTCTTTGTCCATGTAGCCCTTAGATACAGGCTTTTCGGTTTCTTGCGTTTCTACCTGCTCGACTTCAGCAGCATCATCGCCAAATATTTCTCTGATAGCTTCTTCGCTCATAGCTCTACCTCGCCCGTTACAATTCCGACTATTTCAGAATCTTCTACATACCTGAATTTTTCTTTTCCCATAGATCCGGACTTTTTGCTGCCAAATCTATTAAATTCTACAGTGTCCCCAGAATTAACCCCCCATATTTGATTAGGAGTCATTTTATTCTGCGGCATCGTAGTCGGATAGCTTTCAGGATTGCATCCCATTACCCCTTTATATGCAATCGGCCCAAAATGCTTTACCACTCCAATCTCGCAAGCATCTTGCTCAAGGGATGCGTTTTCTCCAGTTGCCGTTATAATACCGCCCGAAGATTTATTGCTTATCTCTTTTATTTCAATTGTAACTCGGTTACCAAGAGGGATAATATTGTCACCTTCCACTCTGCCAATAATATTTGTATCTTGCATGTAACGTAAACCATCTTTAACAAGCGTTTTCTTTCCCTCAAACCGCTTAAACTCAACAATATCGCCAACTCTTGCGCCCCATATTTCATGAGGAAGCATTGAGTGGAATGGATGGCTAGGCGGGTACTTCTCTGGGATGCACCCAGTAACCCCATAATATGCTGTTGGCCCTATAGCCAAAACCTCGCCAAACTCACTAGCATCCTTATCATACTTTGCATATTTTCCAGTAGAAACAATAAACCCGCTTTCTGTTTTCTTCTCAACATCTAGCAGCCTTACTGCCACCAGATAACCTAACGGTTTAATCTCTGCCATGCTCTGGCCTCCATTTTAGGATTTGCTCTAAACAGTCAATTTGCGACTGCACTGCTATAGCGTTGATGGCGATCTTCTCTATAGAATCGCCTGCAACTCTATCTTGTGACTTGAGTCCGCTTAGCTCTTGCCTTACGTACTCAAGAAATAGGTGTGTTACTTCGTTGTCTTGCCAAAGCTGGTAGGCGTCATCAGTCAGTGATCGGCTCATTTTTCACATGCTCTCTGAGCAAGAATTTCTTCTTCGGAGTAATCGTTTTGCTTGGTTATCGACTGAATCTTGTTTATAGGGTACACGGCAATAATTTGTTTCATATCGCCTCCGTATATTGTCTCGACAAAATTGCTAAAAATTGCTGCGCCTTCTGAAATATCTAAATATTCAGACTCGATGAGGATTACATCTTGACTATCTGTAACAATTCCATACTTAGTCAATGATTGCATCAGGCGCTCCTAGTGCTTTTTCAGCCTTGTCTAATTCGGCTGAGGCTGTGGTGTAAATGCTTATCTGGTTCTTGGTGCTTTCTGTTTCGGCCTGCTCTTGCGTTAGTATTGTCTCGGCGCGCACCTTACGCACCTCTTCAAGCACTTTAGATACTTCTGCAAGTGTTTTCTGAATATCAACAATTGACTCCTTGTCTTTGCGTTCCTCACCTTTCAGCAATATTTGAGTCTGCGCTTCAAGCAACTTGTCTTGACGTTCTGCTAATTGCAATTGCTGCTGCTGCATGGCTTGCATTTGCTCCATCTGAGCCTTTTCCTCTGGTGTCATTTCTGACTCATTCGGGAAAATCTCGTCTAGGTTTTCTGTGCCAATGCGTTTGAAGTAGTTTTTAATAATCGGGATAGGGTTGCCGCCCGCCTGCGTGACCAATGGCACCTGCTCAAGCTCTGCCTGCGCTAGGATCATTCGTTGCATCCGGCTAGACATTTCAGGGTTAGCGCCACACACGATTGACAGACCTTCAAGATCAAAATCTTCGTCAATGTTCGCAGCATCATCACCAGTGACTCGGATGTAATCCTCTTGACTAAAGTAATCCTTGGTCAATTCAAACAGGATAGACGCCTCTTTGCCGATTGAGCGTATGATTCTTGCCATATGTGCGCTGTGCTGGATTAAAGACTCTTGGATCAATGCTAAAGCAGTTGTGGGGGCTGTGTTGGCTTGTATCTGTCCGCCTGCGTCAATTGCGTTACTAAATGCGCGAGCTTGGTTCTCTAGCTTCTCGTTGAGAGCGTATAAAACCTGTGAAGGCTCTTTAAACGGAAATTGAACTATTGAGCCTTGGAGTTGAGCGGCTTTAAGGTCTGACTTAATAAACGTTCCATTCCCTACATCAATCTCACCGCCAGAGGTCTTGCCACGGAAGTCGGCAGAAACAATCCCGCTGTTCTTGTTGTAAAGAGTTCCAGCATCTAACAGATCATTAGCGGTCTTATTCACCCCCATCACCGTTGCGCCCAAGATATGATAAAAACCAATATCCAAAAACGTACCATCGAATGAAGGGATCAACCCGTATTTAGTAATAACTCCGCGAGGCATAACGCGAACCACTTTATACCCTGTAGTATCTTTAGGGTCTGGATATTGCGGGGTCACGTTTAACTCTTCGGCTTCGGCCTTGATCTTCTTGACTCGTGCGCGCTGAGCTTTAAGGAATGGCTGTGCGCGCTCATTCTCAAACCGCGTGATGATAGTATCCTCAGCATAGCGAGCCATAACTCTGACCACTTTCCTAGTATTTACGTGTACTGTGATAATGTAAGGCTCATCAATCCCGTCTTCGTCTAGGTCTAACCAGCCATACTGTTCGTAGAACTTATTACAGTTATCATCGCTATTCTTCGCGCCCTCAGCTTCATTGCTGCCTTCATAGCCTTCAGCGCCTTTGGTATAGATGTCGATTTCAGACCATACGCCAGATTTTACTCGAGCCTCATACTCTGACTTCGAGAAGTTCATAATGTGAATAAACGACAAGCACTTTTCCATGCTTTCGGTCTGCTGGTTCACAATGTAGTCAGGGTATTTAATCGTGGCTGATACGTTGCAGCCCTGTGTTTCATCGTAGAAGCTTTTGCGGAATAGCGTACCGACTAGCGGAAGCGAGTACATCATCGCTTCCATATCTTCGCGCCAGTTCGGAATGTCGTGGTTGACTTGCCAGTTCATCAGCACAGCAACACGAGCCGCCCTTTCGTTTCTGACTCGTAGCTCTTGCTTTTTGACCTTAATCTCTGACTCTGTTTTAGAAATATCATCGGCGATTTTCTTAGCTGCTTCCTCAAGATCATTAGTATCAATACCTTGCTGCTTAGCGGCTTCGATTTGCGGCTGGATACCCTCAAGCTCGGTCTTCATTCGTTGAGCTTCGGATAGCTTGCGGTCAATCACGTTTTTGATAGTGTCAGAGCCGACTATATTGGTCTTAACTAGATTGGGGTCGCGCATCAACTCAACAATGGCTTTATTGCCAAAGGCATTAGCCGCGCTTGTGAGGATGTCGGTCTTGAAGTTTGCACCGTTTTGGATAACATCGTTCTTAGGCTCAAACTCTTGCTTGCACAGCTTTATACCTTCATCAACAAATTGCTTCCACTCGGCCATAGTGACTAGATCGCGCTCAGCCGCCTCAATAACTTCATGGCCGATACATGCCAGCTCTTTCTCGTCTATCCGGTCAGCTATGTTTTTCTCGCCAACGTAACTAAGTAATTGATTTAGGCTCATGCCCATGTTCTCCGCGTTTGAGGGGCTTCGTAGTAGTCGCCATCATCGTTTAAATCGCTCAATTGGATGGCTTCTCGTCTGTGCATGTAAGCGTACCTTATAGCGGACAATAAGTCATCTTTGAGCTTGACAACGTTACCCTTATCATCTCTATGGTATTGCATGAATTCTTCAAATACGTCAGCTAAGTGGTCGAATATCTTTAGTCTGCCAAGCCTAATAAGGTTATACAGCTCCATAATCCCTTGCTCTACGCTGTTACCACCTTCAGGCCATGTTGCGTGATCGTCTAGCATTTTCCACCCAGCTTCTTCGTAGTAGCTCTTTTGGGTCTTGCCTGTTCCCTTCTCGGTTTGGAATCCGTCAGCAGGCCAAGCGGTAGGAATGTTCTCTGCCCATGGCTTCACTACTTGCCAAGCCTCATAGGGCTGGATTCGGCTCTTTTTGAATGCGTGGGCGATATACAAAACGCCCTCATCTCTATCTATCCACAATTGAACGTGTGCTTGTGGGTGATCCCACCCAAAGTCCATACCATTGATAAGCCAAAAATGATCTGGGCACTCAAAGCGCTTGACCTTGCACTCGTTAATATCTAAGTCGAATATCAATCCTGTACCTAGCAATGGAAGCCCCTTTGTTCTCATGTCTCGCTGCCATGGCGGGTACATGCTAAGCAATGACTCTTTAGTGTCTTCGGTTAAGTGCAAGGCATCATCCCAAGTGGCGCGCTGCATGTATTGGCTTCGGCTTGGGGTGTCCATAAACCCGATAACAATTTCAGTCCGTCCATTTTCAGGGGTGAAGGTTAGAATCCCCCTACCTCCTGCGCCCTTATCGCCGGTTGCCGTACGCGTGATAACTTGCGGGTAGATTGTTGGGTCTTTTGGTTCTTCGTCAATGTGATACCAGTCAACACTGTCCCCCATTAGCGCATGCTGGCCTTGGGTATACGTCCAGAATTGAACGCGGGATATGCCGCCGCTCTTGTGCATTACCTTAACTTCACGAACCGCTCTAGGCGTTCCCATCATCGGTATAGCGTCAGATATTAGCTCGGCAGGCACTAAGCCACCAGTTAGCGTTCCATTGCCGTATGAACCAAATATAGGGGCTTGCAATAAGTCTCTGATCTTTTCGCCTGAGTACCCAAGAATCCAGATTAATGGCGCATGCTCGAATCTATGCCCTTCCCAGTCGTCAGGATATTCGCCAGTAGCGTGAAAGGCATCTATCAAGCATCCGGTGTAAGTCTTGCCAACTCGGTTAGCCGCCATCAATAGGCTTGATCTGTATTCAGCGGTAGCCGCATTGAATTTGCGCTGCCATGGGTACATTGAATAATACCTATCCATCAATACAGATAGGTCAGCAGTAACGGCCGGCTTCAATTGCTGCTCGCAGGCTTCAATTGCTTGTAGTGTTAGGCGTTTGCGCACCTGTTACTTATTCTCCAATAGCTTTTCAATGGCCTCTAATCGGCGCGCCAACTCGGTAACTTCTTCTATCCCGAGCGACTTACTAATCGACTCTATAAACAATGCGCCTAAGTCTGGCGGTATTACACCTTCGCTCATGCTTTGCAGTACAGCGTCAGCCTTTTC